CACAGGCTCAAGGTGCCGATCGTCACCCCGAGCTTGGTGGCGCCGCCCGGGTCGGCCGGGTCGTCCACGTAGCCGCCCTCATGGGCCAGGACGAGAGGCAGCGCCCGCTCGAACGTCGTCGCGGTCATCAGGATCTCCAGATTGTCAGAAGGTGGGCGGTGCGCTAGGCGATCTGGCAAGACACCAAACGACGGCGCGGGGCGACGATGATCGAATTTGATATTTCGACAGGCGATCTTTCTGGCGCAACTGACGTAGTTAAAATATTGCACACCGGAAAGATTAAAACTGTTACTGGCGCTGGCGCTCGGATAGATTTTTGCAACGGTCAGAAAAATCGCCTGCCTGCCGCAGCCTCTGTAGAACTAGATACATCGGGTATTTATTTAATACCGGACGGAGAAGCATACGGAAGTTTGTTTTTTGAGCATAAAGGCTCGATCCTGCGCCACCATGATATTATGCCAATTTATTTCTCTGCTCAAATAGATAATGGAACTATTGATGTTGCTAGACAAAGGGCATCAAGGGCCAATATTGTAAATGTAGATCACCCATGCATCTTGCTCAACAGCGTTTCGCATTGGGTGTATGGACATTGGTTGCTTGATATATGGAGCCGGTATTGGAGCGCTGTTTCTGTGCTGGGCGATCACGCCAAAAAATATAAATTGGCACTGCCAATCGACTCTCCTGTTTATGCCATTAATATATTGCGAGATGTCTTTGGCGTAAGGGAAGATCAAATTATTAAATTTGACGCAACAAATGATATCATAAGATCCAAAACTCTTATTGCGCCCTCTCTTTTGCACAACAGCTACAATTTTCATCCAAAGTTTTCTGATTATATAAATCAGTTCATCAGAACATATACCACGAACGAGCGCGGACTCCCAGAAAAGATTTACCTATCGAGAAGGAAGTTTCGGTCAAACTCGAAGAGCGCACGAAGGTCGATTGCAGACGAAGAGCAGATCGAAAATTTGTTCATCAATCAGGGTTTTGCTGTGCTTTACCCTGAAGAAGTTTCATTTTCTCAACAGGTCAGGTATTTAAATAATTGCAAGATTTTGGCAGGAGAGGCCGGGTCGGCACTGCATAACGCGGCGTTTTCAAAGCGCGGCTCAGTGACAATATCGCTCTCTAGCATCAATGATGTACAGTACAAATTGGCAGCAGCTTTCGGGCATCATCTGCTAACCGTAAATCCCATAAATACGTCAGTTATAGATGGCGTGGAACATCAAAGATACGACACCATAGATATCAACGCCGCAATCGAATGCGCTGCAAAATTGGCGAATGAATAACATCTCAGTCCGCTGCCGTGACTAGCGAATGGCGGCGCCATCTACGCGCCGCCACAGGCTTATCGGATCTGTACCGATCCAATCTCACCCGCCGCCGAGCGGGCTTGCTCCCGTGCCAACAGATCAGGATCGACATGGATCCTATCGGGTAGAACGCCACCCGCCGGAAGAATGCCGGCGCGGCGCAGATCCTCCGCGGAACCCGTCACGATCCGCGGGCCATCCGCGGCCTCGTACTGCACCGTCACCTCACCCGGTCCTCGCGTCACCCGGTCGTGCATATCCGATCTCCGTGCTGTCGGGCCTCGCGTGTAGCACGGCCCGAGCTGGTCGTCGCTGGGATCTAGAGCAAAGTGGCTGACATCTGCGCCTTGCCGGCGCCGACAGAGCCAGCACCGGCTGGCATTTGCAGCGACAGCTTCGCGACGATCGATCCGCGGGACGTGACCGTGTAGATACCGCCCACAGAGCACGCCTGGGTGCTGCCTGCCGCCGCGGCGCGGCGCTCGGCGATGTAGCCAGCCGAGGCGTCCCATGCGCCGCCCGCGCCGCCGCCATCGTTCATGATGGAGAAGTTGATCTCCCCTCCCGTTGAGATGCCCGCCTCGACATGGGCCTCGAAGCGGTAGCGCTGCCCGGCTTGGGCGTTCGGGATGAAGACGCTCACGCTCTTGTCCGGCGTGCCCGACAGCGTGATCGCGGAGGCGTTTGTGGCCGTGCCGGCCGGCTTGTTGCCGTCGGTGCGGATATTGCCGCCGCCGGTGCTGCGGTCGAGGTATTCAGAAACCGGCGAGCCGGTATAGCTGCCGGAGGTAATCAGTTGCTCGGTGAGGTTCTTGCCCGAAGTGCCGATCTGATAGACCGATACCGTCGGCTTCTGGTGGTAGAATTTGCGGATCTCGCCCGCAAAGCTATTCTTGAGAACCGCACCGATGTGGGCGCCGCCTTCGGCGTAGGTTGTCGCATTATTCACGCCCTCTAGATCAGAGAGACGGAAGCCAACGCAATTATCGAGATAGATCAGCACCGTACCGGCAGAACTTGACAGGAGATCGCTGGGATATGACCCTTCCGGCATCACGCCGACCGGAAGACCCTTGTAAAACAAGACATCACGAATGGTGATTGTCGGGCAGTTACGGGCGGCGATCATCACGTCGAGCGCACTCAAGGTGCCGCCGATGATACGGCCCCACGGACGCTCCGTGCTGTTGTCGATATCGATAGCCTTCAAGACGGCGATGATGATCGGTTCGAGGACGGCAAATCCTTCAACCTCGCCGCGGCTCTGAATGCCGATCTTGGCGTTGTAAATGTAAGGCCGCTCAATCAGGGCGTCGCTGGGCCTGCTATCCGTGCTCGTGCCGGTGTTGCGGATCCCGGCAGTCATGGTCCCGTAAGACTCCCTGACATTGGATGCCACAGAGCCGTTTCGGCGCCCGAAGATGTACGGGCTCCGCATGAGAAGGTTGTGAACGTCGATTATGTCGGCGCCGACATCCCATCCATTCTGCTTGTAGTCCCAGCCGCCGCAAATCAGGTCATCGATTATGCAACGTGGATGATTGCGGAAATTACCGCTATCATCCACGGTATATCTTACCGTAAGTGCGGATCTGCCGGAAGCTTCGGTGCCGAGAGTGAGTAACGAGAGCCCCTTGAGGTACGTTCCCTTCTTGTAGTTGTCCTGGCTGATCGAAAGACCGGGGACATCGGACGGGAACACGAGGCCCCCAGAACTGTAAGGGCCGTCGATGGCGATCGGGCGATTGACGACGCTCAGCGGCACGCCGCAGAGATAGAAGCGGCCCGGGGGAACCGTCAGCTTTTCCCCGGACGCCAAGGCGGACGGAAGGGTCGTTTGGTTGTCAAACCCGGTCGTGCCGTTGAAATCGCCGCGACAACCGAACCGCTCAAGACTGATCGGGTTCTTTAGAAAGTCGCCGAGGATGTGGGGCGCGCTGATGCCCGGAATGGTAACCGAAGCGTCAGCCAACGTCGCCGCGCCCGATCCTCCCTGCGCCTGAGAGAGCGGCGTGGTCAGGCCACTAAGGCTGGTGATGTCCGAGTTGGCACCCTTCGCGGCCTTGCCGCCAATCGCGTCGCCGACAGGGTTGCCCGGCGCGGCCTTGATGGCATCACTGGTGTTGTCAACGTTGTTAAGATTGAGCGCCCCCCGGGCTCCGGCGGTCGTCGTCGCGCCGGTCCCCCCTTGAGCTACTGAGAGCGCAGTCGTTAAGCCAGACAGGCTTGTGATGTCGGTGTTTTGGCCGCTGGCCGCTTTGCCGGACGCTGCAGTGGCGATGGCCGCCGCAAGATCGTCTTGTGTGTAGAGTGGCGTAACGCGAAGCGTGCCATCAGACCGACGAGTGATTAAAAACCCATCGGCCTGCTGGATCGCGGCTCCGCCATTGGGCAGCGGGTCCGAGTATTGGCTACCCGCTGTGTTTGAATAATCAAATACAGCCCTGACAAGAACATCAGACATGACGACCTCTCATATTAAGCGCCATGTTACTGAGAGCGCCCAATTTCCTGCCAGTATTCGCCAGTGTACGTCAATGTTAACGACGATCCTGCCGACGTAACGAAATTTGTTCCACCCTTGAGGCGTATGCGAGCATTATTTACAAAAGTGCTGTTTGTGTTCTGTCCAATTATTGTAATTTGTCGGCCGGCTTCGGCATTTGTCAAATCGGTATAGCTAACCGGAGAATTGTCGGCGCAGAGAAAAAACTTCTGAAACCAGGCCCCGACATTCGTCGATCCACCGCCGGTCATCGGTATATACCATGTGTCGTTCCCAGCTTGAACGGGAGTATTATTTCGGCTAATCGTGTTCAGGCCGACGCGCTTCTGCCAGCCGGAACCGGTAGCAACGGCTGTATTTCCAGACGCGGTATTGGTGGTGCCTATATTGCCGAAATCAAAGTTGTAATCCATACGGACGAGGTGGTTGCTCTCAAGCATATTCCCGTCGCCACCGGATGCATCGATACCGACGGACGTTCCGCCAGCCGAGCCGCCACCCGCGTACCCGAACATCGTATTGCCCCGCACGATATTGTCGGAGGCATAGTACGTCGTGCCGCCGCTGGCGTAGGTACCGAGGACGACACCACGCCAGTCTTGGTTTGATCCGGTCCATTTGTAGAGCAGGTTGTTCGCGATGAAGCCCTGCTGCGCGCCGGAGATTGCGACTGCTGTAGAGAACGTATTGAAGTGATTGTTTGAGATGAAGAAGCCAGGGTGCCCCTTAGCGTTGGGCCAAGTGATGCCCTGATCGACCGCGACGCCCGTATTGTCCGTCCAGTGCAGGCCTTCACAATCGCCGCTTACGTAGCCGACATAACGAACGAAGAAGGCGTTGACGCTGGAAATCTTGCCATCCGAGCAACCTCCACCGTTTTCCCCAGTGATGCTGATTGCGGCGTCAAGATTAGCGGCCGGATAGGAAGTCGCTCCGCCGACATCCTTCCCTCTTACATGCACGCCATGAATATCGAAGCCCCAAGCGTTGTAAAGGTCAATTCCCTTACCCCAATAGGTTGTGTTGTTGCCTAGGCCAGCGATTTCAACATTGGAAATTCGGGGCCCTTTGAAGATGTTTGAGCTTGTAGAATTGTATCGAATGGTGATCGCAGCGTTTAAATTGGTCTGGTTGACCGTCGTTATAAGGCTGATATCTCTGATTGTAATGGGGCGCAGGGCGTCGCCTGGCGCGGAAGAAAGTCCGGCCTGTCCTGCAGCGGCCGACGTGAATTGGACGACCGTGACCCCAGGCCCATCGCCCAGAACGTTGACAGCCTTACCGTCGCAAGCCAGTCCGCGCGACGCGGTATAGGTCCGCCCGGGAATATAGATCGTGCCGCCAGTTGCAGGCAGAGAGGCGCATGCTGCCGCGTACTTGTCAGAAAGATCGTTACCGGGGAACGCGAGAACGTTGGCCCGATCAGAAAACCATGACGATAGTGCCCGGTATACCCCACCGCCGGCTTGCGCCGACATGCCGGAGATCGCACCGGCAGAGCCGTTATCCGCCGGAGGAAGGGTGAGCGTGTTCGGGGAAAAGCTGCTGGGTCCCTGCTGGGGCAACAAACGGCCATCAGTGCCGAGCTCGGCAATACCGAGCGGCTGTCCGCGCGCACCGTTGATGGCGTTCAGCACACCACGTAGCCCCGCGGCCGTGATAGCGCCGCGCTGATTATCGGGCAACGTCTGAAGGATTTTGTTATTGATGTCCGTTTGCGACTGAGAGAAAGCCGGAACCGAGACATGCGAAATCGTCGCCGCAAGAGCGGCGCCAAGCCAAATTCGAGTTTTCATGCTATACTGTCCTCAGTACCGAATGCAGTAAATTACTGCAATGTTTTTAGGGCGAGTTTCGTTACCACCGGCGGGGTTTTGACCACTTGTTCCAAAGGCGGTTGGGCCTCCGTCCTGCGGCCCTGAAAATACAACTTGCCCACCACTTGCCGATCCGGTCAGGGCGACCGTTGCAAATGTGTGGCTATGCGAGGCCAGCGCGTCGCTTTGGTTGGTCGCAAAGCCTCGGCCCGGATCGAAACCTCGGCCGCCGTCCCAGCCGCGCAAGAACATCCCGCGCGCGTCAGGCATTGCGAACGTTGTGCTCCCATCACCGCTGCCCCAAACGGTCCCCATGGCGGCGAACAGGCGGGGATATTGGCTTCGGCTCTGGATTGAGCCGTCAGCAAAAAGCCAGCCAGCCGGGCATGTTGGCGCCGCAAAGGCTGACATCTGCCCGGCTGGTGACGGCGCTGCGTCAGGACCGCTATAGAATAGCACGCGCCAGTTGCCGGAGCCGAGATAGAGCGCAATCAAGTTGCCACCGGGCTGAGCGTAAATATCTGCTCCGCCCGGCGTCAGGATCGCGGCTCCAAACTTGACTACGGCACTGCCACTGAAGCGGACTAGGTAGACCGGGGCCGTGGCGCTTGCAGACGCGCCAAAAGAAGAAATCGTGCCGTTGCCCGTGACATTGACCACATGACCGGGGGCAAGGCTCAGATCAACCGTGCTGCCCGCGGCCAGATCACTACTGCCGCCAAACCCGGGCACAGTAAGGCCTGATCCGACGAGGTGAAATGCGCCGCGGCCAGCGTCGTAGACCAGCAGCACAGCCGATCCGGCGACCACTTCTTGCCCGGTTAGATTGACCGGCCCGGCCTGGCTATCAATCAGAACGGGGATTGAGCCTGAGCCGTTAGCTGAAACGGTCAGCTGTCCCGTGTTGGTAAAACCAGCGATGAAGCCGACGATCTGCCCATCCGCGCTGGTGAAATTGGTGGCCGAGACGATTTGGCCGTTCGCACTGCCGGTGCTCGTACCGCCCCATGCAATCTGCGACGACGACGTGTCGGCGGTGAGCTGATCGTAAATCAGATTATTGTACTGGTCCTTCACGACCATCCGATACGCGCCGGCCCCGTACACCACCGCACGACCAGCCGCATCGAGCTTGACCGGATTGGTGTTGAGGACCGTCTGGGCTGGATCTTTCCAGGTCTGCTTTACGGTGGTCGTGTTCGGCAGGTAGAAGGAGACGCTTCCTCCGGCGAGGGGCCTGCCGTTCTGATCCGTGAACGTCTGCATCCCAGGGGGGAGCAGCGTCGCGGCGCCGACGGGCAGACAGGCAAGGGCGAGCGCCAGAAGCGCCGCGGTAAGGCGGATCATGGGAGGCCTTGATGGTTGATCGCTATACGAAAGCGGTGCTCCCGGTCATCGCCGGGAGCTTGCTCGTCATCGCCATCCAGGTTCAGCCATGAACCTGTGGCGCTTCGTCTATGTCGTACTGTGCAGCGCCGCGACGATCATTGCGCTTTGGGGCTTGAAGTGGGTCATCACCAGTCGAGGCGATGAATTTCTCAACGGCTGGTTCGCCGGAATGGCTTTCACGCTCGCACTGCTCTGGCTCGCCAGCAAGGTCAGCGACGAGCCGATACTCCCGGCCGGTCGTCGTAGGCGCGAGCCGCCGAGTTCGTGAGGAGATTTGAGCCGGTACGGGCCCGCGAGGCCAGGAACTCGGCCAGGGCGTCGGCCTTCGCGTTACCTGATGCTCGCTGTGTGAGTGCCGAAACGAGCGCGTCACGCTGCGGCCCCTGAGCCGTCAGGGCGCGAGCCATGTCGGCGTACATCGGCGCCGGATCCGGGCGAACGAGCGCGTTGTAGGCCGGCTTCGCGATAAGGCGGTTAGCGAGCACCGCCACGTTGGCCGGGAACCCCATCTGAGGCACGCCCTCGAACTGCTGCATCAGCCAGTTGGGCGGCTGCTGCAGGAATTCGGACCCCTGACGGTATTTCTCCGTCATCGAGTTGTTGAGGAGCTTGTTTGTCGTGCCGGCGAAAGCCGCCTCTCGGTTCACGGCCCCGACAAGACGTTCGGTCGGCTTCTCGCCGAAGATGCTCGCCAGTTTGGCCGTGTTCCAACCGCCTTCACCCTGCAGCGCGGACTTGAGTGCGGTCAGATCATTGATCTTCACCCCTAGCTGGCGCTCGATCTCGCCCCGAGTGCCCTTCGCTAGGGCGATCCGCTCGCCGGGCGACATGGCCGACAGCATCTCCACGACGGCCTCAGGCGTGGGCGTGCTCTGGCCGCTGCCGAGCACCTTCGTGCCGGTCTCAACGGCCTCGGCGCGCTTGGCTAGCGCTGCAGAGGAGCGGTTCGCATCGGCATAGCCCGGCACTTGGGCTTCGAGCGCGTCGTTGAGTTGGCCGCGCGCCGCCTTTAGCGCGCCCTGCGTGCGGGCGACGGCGCCTTGCTCCACGCCGAGGCCCGGAGCGCCGTAGTTGATGACGCTATCGATCTCGCCCTTGATGTTGTGCAGGTTTTCGGCGCTGGTCTGCAGCGTCGGGCCCTTGGCCGGCTTGCCGGGGGAGGTGATCGGGCGTCCGTACTCGTCAACGAGGCCCGTAGGGCCGCCTGCAACCGCCGGAGACCCCTCGCTCTTGACCAGCCGACCACGAAGCGTCTGTAATGCGGTCTTCTGCCCGCCCTCGGCGGTCTGCAACGCCTTGTCGATCGACGAAACGAGGCTCGACACGTCCACCGGCGGCGCCTCGCCGAGCGCCTTGGTGTAGGCCGGCGCATCCTTGGCACGGCGGAGCGCCAGGATTTCGCTCGTCACCTTCACGGGATCTTCGGCCGGGCCGATCGCGGCGCGCACATCCTCGTTAAGGCGCTGATTGGCGCCCGCAGCGCGGGCCCTGACGGCGTTTTCGAGGATCGTCTTGCCCTCGCCAGGGGTCGCGACGAGACCAGCAGTCGCGCCCTGCAGCGTCGGCCCGGCCTCGCCGAGCATCCCGAACGGGCCAAGCTCCGAAAGCCGCGCCTGGACGGCCGCGGCATCGTCAGCGCCGACCGCCTGCGCCAGCTTGTTCGTAGCGGCACGGCCGAGCCCCTGGACGCCCCCACGGGCCGCATCGGCCACATAGCGAACTGCAGGCTCGATCGCCGCGCCGGCCACCTTCGCGACCCCGGGAGCGGCGGCGCCGAGCACCCCGCCGACCTTGCCGCCCTCAACGATGGCGCTCGCGTCGCCGCCTGAGCGCACGCCCGCGTCGGCCGCGCCGACCAGCGCGCCGGATGCCCCGCCGGCCATGGCGCGCGTCAGTAGGTTCTCACCGACGAGGCCGAGCGCGCGGGCGCCCGTCGCGGTCGAGCCAAGAGGGCCGAGCGCCATCACGTTACCGGCAACGCTGCCGGCAGTCGTGGTCAGGGGATTGTCGGCGGCGAGGCCCTTGGACAGAGCCTGCGCGCGGGCAAGCTCTGCGTCGTAGCTCGTTCCGTTCTTGAGCGCGTTAATCCCAGCGGCGACGCGCTCCATGCCGCCGAGCGCATATGGCCCGACGATCGGCACGCCGCCGATCGCCCCGGCCGCGAACGCCGCGCCGCGCTCGCGCGCTCCGGTCGGGGCATCCTGGACGGTCTTGGAGAGCTGTGACGGCTTGGCGGGTTCGGCAGGCGTAGAAGCGGCAGCCGTGGCCTTCACGTTGCGTTGCGCGCCCGCGGTGATCTCCTTGAACACGTCGTCCGGCGACAGATCCTCGGCCTTTTGGGGCACGATGGGCTGCATGGCTGGCGGCTTCGGGGCTTGGGCCGGGGGCGTCTGCCCACCAGCACCGCCGGGCTTGGTGTTCTTGCCGAGCACCTTCGTCAGTTCGCCGAACACAGCATCCGGGTCGGCCGCATCGGGCGCGCCGCCGATCATGACGGGAGGCGCCGCCGCAGCCGCCCCCTTGCCACCACCCATGTTGGCCCATGACACCCGGCCCTCGGGGGCGAAGAACGTGTGCGCGCCGATCTGCTGGCCGGCGCCTTGGGCCCAATTCGGCAAGCCGTTCGGGTTGCCGTAGGTGCCGCGCCCGCGCACCGTCGCGGCGTTCAGGAAGTGTGTCGAGCCGTTGGTGAGATCGGGGATATCGCCCGTCGCCACCATGTCCAGGATCTGACCGGCGCGCTGATACTTCGGGCTCTGCGGGTCGTAGGACAGAAGCTCGCCCTTGCGCGTATCCCACGGCTCGAACTGGCTTTTCGCCAACACGACGCTGCGCGCATCCCCGCCCCACCGCCCCGAGGCGACGCGGTTGAGGATGACGTTCGCGACTGCCGCCTGTCCCGCGTCGCCCTGATTGGACGCCTCGCCGAGAATGGTGCGGATCGCAAGGTCACGGTCGAGCGGCGAAAGTCCTGCCATCAACGGCCCCCGGGGCTGATATACCCCTTCTGCTTGAGCGCAAGATAGTCACGGGCGAACTGCTGCTGTTCAGCCGGTGACATGTTTTTGCGCATATCGTTGATCTGAGCCGGCGTCATGTACATGGCTTGATAGACGCGCGGATTATATGTCTTGTTGAACTCAGCCTGGAAGCCGGCATAATCTGCCGGGCCCTTAGTCTTCTGCCATTCCTGCCACGCCTGAGCCTTGGCCGCGATGGCATCTTCGTTGCCCTTCAGCAGATTGATGATCTGCTGATTGCCGAGCTGCGAAAGAGCGCTGTTCGGGTTCGATTTGAACGCGGATGAAAGCTGGCTGTCGGTGCCGGTGCCGCCGAGGGCCGAAAACTGCTGCTGGGCAAGCTGCGTCGCCTGCTTCTCGAACGCCTCCTGAGACGCGATCGACTGCGGGTCGAATTGCATTCCCGTCGGCAGCACGTTCCGGTTGAGCGCGCTCTTGGCGACCTTCGTCCAGTCCGCGCCGGGACCTGACGTGAAGTGGTCGAGGTCGTCTTGCAGGTTGGCGAGCATGCCCTTGCGGGTCGGCACGCCATCGGCGAGGCCCTGAAGCTTGATGCCCTGCTCGGCGCCGGCCTGCGCGGTTTTCGAGCGCGCCTCGACATCGCCCGGCGCCAGGGTCGTGACGACGCCGCCCGGGGCGGCCATGCTCGGCTTCGCGCCCGTAGTCGTAGCCGCCTGCGGCGACTGCGTGGCACGGACATTGGCACCCTGAAGGCCCTGGATCGGCTGTCCCTGCGCGGTAACGCCCACCGTCGCCGGCTGAATGGCGTTGGCACCCGCCGTCGTGGCATAATGGCCGTAGATGTAGTTTGCCAGCGCCGAGCGGTTGTTGCCGATGCCGGCGATCTCCTGCAAATGCTGATTGGCCTGCGCCTCGTTGAGCACACCAGACCGCGAAAGCTGCTTCACATAGTTTACGGCGTCCTGGGCCGAGAGATCGGGCTTCGCGACGAGGCCCATCAGCCCTTGCGCAACTTGATTGCGGCGGGTGATGTTGAGGTCCGTCTGACTGCGCTCGTTGGCGATCTGGCCGCCCTGATTGCTGATCTGGCCGCCCTGAAGGCTTTGCTGGTTCTGCAGCATCTGCGGCGCCACAATGCCGAGGCTGGGATTGGCGCGCAGCAGCCCGCCCAGCTTGTTCGTGTCCACCATGCCCGTCGTCGGGTTGATGGCCTGAAGGAACTGCTGCCCGGCCGTCTGCTCGGCGCCGAACCGCTGGATCTGCTGCTGCTGGATTTGCCCGGCCTGAAGAGCATTCTGGATGCCGACCAGCGTTGCGGCCTGCTGCAGCATGTTCGGGGGCTCGGTCGCTCGCCCGTAGAACGAGGTATCGATGCCGCCGCCTGATTTCTCAGCCATGGTCGCCTCTTACGAGCCCCAGAACCCGCCGCCGGTGTTGCCGGTCAGCTTGTTCATGAGCGGGGCGAGAGCATAATATTGCGCCGCGCTGTTGAAAGCGCCCGTCAAGGCATTTGTGCCGGCGATGCCGCCCGCGGCCTGCGCGGTGCCCGCGTTCTGCTGCGACTGCGCGATACCCTGCGCGGTGCTGGCGCCGAACTGACCGGTCTGGTTCGCCGCGTTCGCGCCAAGCTGCGTCACGCCGAGCAATCGGTTGTAGGCGTTCTGCTGGTTCGTGACGGCGTTGTTAAACTGGTTCTGATAGGTGCTGTCCGCTAGGCCGGTCGCGTAGTTGGTCGCGCCCTTGATCGCCGCCCCCGAAAGCCCGAGCCCGCGCGCCGCGGCGCTGTTCTGCGCCGCCTTGAGCCCCTGGCTGAGGTTGAACTGATAGCCCGGCGTCGCCATGAGCGTCGCCTGATCCATGACGACCGGCGCCGTCAGGTCGGTGAGGCGGTTCTGGAGCTGCGTTCCGGCGTTGATGCCGATATCCCGATACGGCGCGAGGTCCGCCCGGGTCTGGTCGTACATCGCCTTTTGCGTGGCCGCGGCGATCTGCGCGGCACGCTCCTGCGCCTTGGCGGCTTGGCCGGCCGCGTTCGACTGCATGATGCCGCCGAGCAGTCCGGCGCCAGCACTGAGCGCGGTCGAGACCCCCATGTCAGATGACCTTTTTCATCACGGTTTCGATCGGCCGGTAGCCAAGATGGACGAGAAGCCGTTCCTGGCCGCCGACGTGCCAAGCGTGCTGCAGGACAACCACCGCGCCGGCCTCGCGGAAGGCACCCTCGGCAAACCGGAGGAACCGCAGCGCGGTTCGGCCGCCGCGGTGCTCCGGCGCCAACCAGTAGAGATCGACCGAAGCAAACAGGGTGGTGCGCGAGTGGAGATGGTGGTCCAGGATCGCCATCAGATATCCGACCATCTCGTCGGCTTCGGTCCGGGCGGTGATGACGATGAGCCGCCCCAGGTCGTTCAGCGCACCGTAGCGCTCCCAATCCGGGTCGAAGGGCACCGCCTCGCGGTCCTCGGCGCCTTCCTCGTAATGACGATGCCAGAGCGGCAGGATTTCGGAAGCCACGGCCCAGAGGTCTTCGCGGGCGAACCGGATCATGTCGGCAGGAAAGTCAGGTTGGGCGGCGGCACGGTGCTGTAGGTCACCATGGCCGTGTCGCCGGAAGCCATCGGCAGGGCTTTGACGCTTGGGTCCACCTCGACGGCATCCCGGCCTCGGGTGATCGTGATGGCGTCCACCGCTCCGAACAGGATCAGCGTTCCGGCTGAAGGCGCCTTGTAGGTTGCCGGGCTTTGCCGGGCAGCGACAGAGACGGCAGAGCCGCCGCCTGTGAAGATGCCGGCGAAGAACGCCCGCCAGGGCTGCGTCAGGCGCCCCGTGGCGTCCACGATCGGCGCGACATCGCTAGGGGGCTGGGGCATCAGCTATCCGCCCTGCTGGTGCCGATGAAGGCGCCGTTCAGCGCAGTGCGGATCGGCGCCGACCACGACAGTTCGAACACCCGATCACGGGCCATGCCGAGCCGGAACCACGTCGGGGCCGACAGGTAGTCGCCCGCGGGGCCGATCGGCTCAAGCAGTGGATCGCTGTAGGAGGCGCCGCGGTCGTCCGAATACCGCAGCGACAGCATTGGCGGATCGTCGGCCGTTGAGCCCTCAAGCGTGCCGGACTGCATGTCGGCGGTGAAATATTCATACGAGACACGGCGGCCATCGTCGATCAGGTGCGGGAACGTCCGCAGGCACAGGATCGGGCGGCCGTCATCCGTGAAGACGTTCGGGTCGATCGCGTAGAGGGTGCCGTTCTGCCAATCGCCCGCGAGGTTCCGGCCGTAGGCGAAGGCGACGCAGCGCGCCCGGTGCCGGTTCAAGCCGCCGTTGTCGTCCATCCAAGCCAGCTCGTGCCACTGCTTCGTGGCAAGCTCATAGGCCCATGTCCGATTGGCGGTCGGAAACTGCAAGACGTAGAAGGCGTGGCCTTGCTGCTGGTAGCAATAGCCGATCGCATCATCGATCCGGCCGTAGGCTTGGAATTCCGCTTCAATGGCGTGCGTGCTGATGCGCACCACGCTATAGCCCTGGCCCTGCACGACGATGCCCTGCCCTTGGCGATCCTTGGACAGGAAGAACACGGAAACATCCTGCGTCACGACGCTGGCCGGGGCGGCGCATCCATGGTCAATGAAGGCGCCAGGCACGATCTGAAACGCGAAGTCCGCAGCACCCGTGTTGGCCCACACCTCAGAGGTCTGAGCGCCGATCACCCACAATTCGCGATGGACGGTCGCGAGCGCAACGATGTTGTCGGCTGAGCCCGCCTTCCGAGCGATGTCGAGCGGGTCGAAAGCCGCATAGGTCGCACCATCGGGTATCGTGCCGTTAACGAGGTTGTCGTAGCTCGGCTGCGAAAGGCTGATGTAGAATTTGGCCGTTTCAGGCTCGTGAAAGACGAAAAACGTGTCAAGGTAGACAACGAAAGCACTGCCAAGGAAGGCTTTACTCGTGATCTGCCCCATCTGACGGCTTGCCATGTCGATCACGTAAGCGCGGGCGCCGTCGCAGAATACGATCGCCTGCCCGTTATCCGCGAACGAAATGTTTCCAACCCCATCAACGATCTGACCAATGGGCTGAAACTCGTAACGGTCGTTGATGTAAAATACTCGCCCGGCAAGGACCGTGTACAGGTCGCCGTTTGAGGCTGTGTAGAGCGCACGGCACGGGCCGATGTAGGGCGGCACCGCGATGCGCCGCAGGCCTGGGCGGGGGTAATGTGTCACCGGTACCGGCGCATCACCCGGCAGCGGGTTCTGTTCGGGGAACAAATTAACTGAGCGCTGAGCGCTCGCAATGACGCTCCGGGACTGGTAGGCGCCGCCTGTTAGGGTAATTCGCGGCATCTCAGAACTCGCGCGCTACGACGACGAAATTTGGCGGGTCCGGCGCAGGCGCGGGCGGCGGCGGCAAGGCAACACCGCCCGCGCCGGCCCACAGGCTGTTGTTGTCGCCGCGCCAGGAACCAGGCAGGTTCGCCGGCATGCTCAGCGTTCCGATCTGAGCATTCGCGGAGCGAATGGTGTTGAGTGCCGCCTTGGCGAGTTGTGTCGAAACCGGATCGATCGGGCGCTGATAGGCGGAGCGCAGACGAACAACGAGGTTGTGGAAAAGGGCCTCGAAATACTCGTCTGGCAATTCAATATCGGTGCTCAGGTCGGGAAAGCGAGAGAGTTCTTCCTGGACAACGACATGGATCTCTCCCGTTGTTGGTGCGGGCCACACGTAGAGATCCCCGACCGGATAATCAGCGTCGAGCCACACGAACGACGGAACACCCTGCCGTCCCTTAAGGCCGATCCTGGCCCAATCCTCGCGGCTGGTCAGAACGGCGAGGGGGTAGTCGATCGCATCGGGGGCAATAACGTGAGGCGGCCCGAAATCCGGGCCAAAATCGGAACTGAAGTCGTTGTTTTGCTCGCTCGCAAGAGCAGGCAAAGGGTAGGTGATGCGCTCCGGGCCGAAGTCGGCGCTATACTCCGAAGAATAATCCGTATCCTGAGCGATCCCACTTGGCCTGGCAACTGTGCCGCCGTAGCGCCAATAAGCGCTGTCTATTTTCGTCACGCGCCCACGGGTGTCGATGTCTTGACCGGGCCCAATTCGGTACGAAGACGCGCCATAGGCGTTAACGCCCTTATCCACGAGGTGATAGACAAGGTATCGGCGCTTGTTCCACTGCCCCACCATCATGTTGAGGTGCTGGAGCGCGTCGTTGGCATCCTCTGCGCGAGCGACACGGCCGGCGCCAAGAACGCCAGCCTGTTTCAGCGCTAGGGAGATGAGGTCAAGAGGCGTCATGGCTCATCCATGCCGAGGCGCCCCCGCGCGATGAGCGCGAGGGCAGGGCGACCGGGCTCAAACAGGCTCGGGATTGCCGGCGTCAATGCTCTCCTGAGCCTGGACGCTGAGACGAACCGGGGCAGCGCCGCTCTGGGCCTGCGCCATACCGTCGAGCTTGTCGCGCGTATTCTGGTGGATCACCATCTGCGCTTCCCGTTCGGTGCGGTGCATGTCCGCCTCGGCGGCGGTGGCGAACCACTGGCCTTCCGGCTGGAACAGCGACGCGCCCTCGTTCGGGTCATTGGCGGTGCGGGCGCCGAGGACCGGATTGTACATGGTCTTCGGGTAGCCGGCGAAGCCGCTGGCGTTGGTGGTGCCGCTCATCAGCGCGACCGGCTCGGTGCGCTTGATCTGGGGCTCACCGTCGCGGGCGGCCTCGGTCTTGTCGTTCTCGTCGGCCATCGGGGTCACTCCTGCGTGGCGGTGAGGCGGTTATCAGGGGCTTGCGGGTTCTTCGGCGGTCGGCCGCGGCGCTTGGGCTGGTCGCCCACGGGAGCGCCGGCCTCGGGCTCGCCAGCCGCCTCCACGCCCAGCGCCTCCATCAGCGCGTCGATCTTGTCGTGCAGCGCCGCCACGTCCTCGGCGGAGGCCATGCCGTCGGTGTTCAGGCCCGGGTGCGCCTGCATCTCCTCACGGATGATGCGACGGACCGTGCCAGCATCAACAGGGCCCGGGGCGTCGGTGGTTGGGAGCCCGGTCGCCGGATCGACAACCGGATCCGCGGGACGCGCCATGGTCCACGAGCCGTTGGCCGGCTCGTTGCGGTGCTTGTCGTGCGGCTCGCGGGTGTAGCCCTTGAACTCGTCGCTGTGTTCGTGGTGGGCGCTCTGCGCCACCTTCATCCCGCCGTCGGGATGGTAAAGCATTCGCGGATAGTCGCTCATCAGGGCGCTCCTGGCGCGCGGAAAGGTTATGGCCGCCAGAACATCCCGGCGGCCATTGCAGTTGTCAGGAGGATCAGACCTGATCCGCGACGATGACAGCAAATTCCGGCCGCACCGGAGCGAAGCCGTACAGCAAGTCAAGTCGCGTGATCATCTGGTCCGAGATGACGTTGTACGCCGTAACCAGACGCATCGAGATCCCGTCGAACGTCTCGCGGTGCGCCTCGTGAACGCCGCGCGGCAGTTCCAGGTCGGCCGACACCATGGTCAGCGCATCCGGGGACAGCACGACGTTCTTGCGGTAGCGCTCGCTCGCGTTGAACGGGCTGGTCACCTGGGCGCCGTTCGCGGGCGAGGCCGAAACGGTCTGGTAGGGGACCGACACGCCGCCGACCGGCGGGACCAGCGCCGGATAAATCGGGATCGACGTGGCACCAGCGGGCACATCCGCGGTGACGACGAAGCGCGCGAGCACGCCGTCGTCCTGCTTGGTGACCCGGTTGACACTGTTGACGCCCGTGAAAGAGACGAAATCGCCCTTCTTAAGCGGGCCGGCGAGCGCCGACACAGTGATGGCCGAACCGGACTGGTTCGCCCCCGCCACCGTCGGCAGCGTGCCGTAGGCGCCGGTGGTGTGCAGGATGGTGGTCTGGTCCATCTGCCAGTCGAAGCCGAGCACGTCCGAACGGAGGACGCCCTCGCGGTACTGCTGGCTCACCTTGTTCTGGTCGTTGAACAGGGTGGAGAGGGTCGAGACGGTGCGGGCCTGGGTGATCGGGTCGAAGGTCACCATGCGCTGGCCCGGGCCGCGGGAGACGCCGTAGCGGTCGAGGATCGCCCCCGCCGTAAGGAACGTCTGCATCGTCGGCGACAGGGTGGCGTTCGTGCTCGGGTCGGCGTTGCGGGTGACGTGCGGGATGGTCTCGGCGAGACCCATCACGTCCGACGCGACGGCACCGGCGAGGACGTTGATCGCGGGGGCCAGGACGCGGCGGGAATAGTCGTCGAGCGACAGAGCCCGATCGGCGGTCGAGAACGCGATATCGACGCCGGTCTGGTTCGCGATGGCGACGGGGGTCTGCTTCTCGATGGTGTCCTGCGGGACGGCGGTCGGGCCGCGACGCACGATGTAGTCGTTCGGCAGACGGATGTTGAGGGTGGCGCCGATCTTGCCGCCGGTGCGCGCGAACTGGTCGTCGTACTGACGATCGATCGACTGCAGGAAGCGGTTGCTGTTCCGAAACAGGCGGATCGCCTCGCGGGTGATCGCCTGCGTGGTAAGAAGCTGGTTAGCCATGTCGAGAGGTGCTTTCGCGGCCCCGGGCTCGGTGGCTCTGCGGGGGAGCGGAGACGTGCGGACCCTTCGTTCCGCGGCGATCCGGTCTCGATCCGGTGTGTGGCGAGGAGCACGGCATTGACCCGCCGAGGGGGCTTAGTCCGGTCCGGGGCGTGAGGCCGGCGATTGGCACGCAAGGCACGGCTTTAACCCGCCGAGAGGGCTTCACGGGTGGGTCAGCAGGGGAGGTGCCCCTACCGGATCTCTCCGGCATCCCGGCGGCGCATCCACTCGGCGGTGGACATGCTGTCGGGGTCGGTATTCAGGGTCGAGGGCCGTCCGGCGCCGCCGACAGGATCCACGGGGGCCGGCGCGCGCGAGAGCGGCTTCGGCGGTGGCGGCGCGGCGAGCTTGTCGGACAGCCGGGCCAGGGCAACGGCGCGCTCCCGGGTCGGCAGCCGCATGATGCGGTCCGCCTCGTCGAGATTGCGGCCGAGATGGTGAAGCGTCAGATGCGCGCTGCCGGCGGCAAGCGCGTCCTCGACGAAATCGTTGGGCAGGCCGCCGAGATGGCTGAACTGCTGAAGCGTCTGCTGGAAATCGGGGAAGCGCTTGACGCCTTCCTCGAAGGTTGCGTTGCAGGTCTCCGTGAACCGCTCTTGGCGGCGCATCTCGGCCGCGGCCTGTCGGATCTGGTCCTGCGTGAGGGCTGGGTTCTGCTGCCGAACCGCCTGCTCAAGCTCGCCCTGGCGAACCTGCTGCTCCGGGTCGGCCGGATTGCCCTGCATGTCGCGAAGCTGCGCTTCGAGGGCCTGGCGGGCACGGGCTTCCTCATGCCGCTGACGCGTCAGTTCGTCGATGCGGCGCTGGACCCAGGCCGGGAGCTTCGGCTTGCCGTCATCGGCCTGCTGCTCGCCCTCAGGCTGGTCTTCTGTGCGTGCTTCCGGCTCGCCTTCGGGCTGCTCGAGGTTCGCCTCGCCTTCCTGGCGCGGGCTTTCGCCCTCTGCCGGCTGTTCGGTGTTCGGGCTGGCGTTCTCGCTGCCCTGGTTCTGCGCAGCGGCGGTGTCATCGACCGCCGGAGCGGCCTGTTCGGTGTTTTCGAGCATGGGAGATCCCAAGAAGATGCCCGGGAGAAGCCGCCCGGTCGGCTGATCGGCTCGCGCCGAAACTCGTTAGCGAACGATGTGCTATAATGCCGGCCCCTGGGCAACCGGAGAGCCGGCAGCATTCGGGTCAAGCGGCCTGCCGTACTCGTCAACGGGCGCCATCGCCATGAGCCGGTTGAGGCCGCTCGCCATATCAGGCCATGCCGGGAAGGTTCGGCGGCGTGCCCACCCCGGGCTGAGCGGGCATCGCAGGCGCTGGCAGCATCATCGGATGCACACCGAGCACATCCGCGATCAGCTCGCGCAGAACCGGCCGCATCGCCTCCGGGTCAAGACCGCCAATCGCCTTCATGCGATCCGTCTCGGCGCGGTAGGAGTCGAGCGCGTGCCGGTCTTCACGGCCCTCGTGCTCAGAGGCGAGTTGCTGCCCCTTCTCATTGAGCATGCCCTGAAGCTGCTGGATAGCCTGCTGCGCCTGCTGAAGCTGCTGCTGAAGCTGCTGCTCCTGCGGGCTGACGCCTTCCCCGAGAACGGCCGGCGGGATCGTCCGCTTGATCCGCTCCGCCACCTCGTCGGCCATTGGGAAGTCCGCCGCCTTGAACAGGATGTCGCCCGCGATCGACGCAAGGGCCGGCGAGCGCTGCAGGAGGTCGGACAGCGCCGCAAAGGCTTCCTGCCGCCGCGTCGCATAGGCCGGGCCAATGTCCGCCTCGACGGCGTAGCGGCCGACGTTCGGGTTGAAGATCGTCTCCACCTGATCGCGCAGGTTCGGATCGGCCTGCGCCGCCTTCAACTGCTCGTCGGACACGGGCTGGCCGCCGACCATCTTCTGCACCGGCTTGTCGCCGTTCGGGTCGATCCGCACGTCCTGCTGCTCGCCATTCTCCGCCATGATCTTCACGACGCGCTCAACGTCGTAGATCTTCGGGATGAGGTCGATCAGGATGCGGCCAGTAAAGCGGATCGCCTGCGCGAGGTGGTCGATGTAGTGGTAGGTCGCGTTGTCGCCCTGGCGCTGGCGCTGCTGGATGGCGACGCCGGAACGCTCGTTCGAGGGCGCGCCCATCTCGGCCTGATACTGGCCGGACGCCATCATCAGTTCCTGCGCTGCAGCTTGCATGCCGGAGACGTAGGCGGTCGAGGCCTGCGGAGGCGCCTGGCGCTGCGGCGCCGCGATCGGCTTACCCTCGTCGTCGAACCCATTGTACGGCAGAACCGAGTAGTTCACCCGGTTCGCGTTATCCCAATATTGCTCGTACCCCTCAATCGCCTGGACCGGCGCAACATACGGGCTCTTGCCCTGCAACGCGATGTGCTCCACCGCGGCCGAGGACCAGAAATTATACATCCGCTGCGGATCTTTGAGCGCGCGAGTGTGGCCCTTCCGATCCAGCTTGCCGTCAATGACGGTCTCTTCGCCGATCACGCGAACGAGCGGGATATATTTCCCCGGCCAGGTCCGGCGATCAACGATGCGGCTGCCGGCGATCTTAAACCACTCGACGACGACGCGCATAGTCCGGCGCTCGGCACGGACACGATCGGGTTTCTCAAGGTCGAATTGCTCTAGGATCTCGCCGTCCATCTCGGAACGCAGGATCGTCGTGCCGTCGTTCAGGCTGTAGAGCGTATCCGGCACCTCGCGCTTGCGGTAATACTCCGCGACGCGCATGTGCTCGCCGTCGTCCCACGTCTTGCCCTCGTCGCACAGCGCCTTGCTGCCGACGAGATCCTTCCACTGCGGGTGTTCGGTCTTGAACCGCTCGTTCGGCACGTCGCGGAAGACGAAGCCGTAACGGGCATCCGAGCCGTCGAACTCCTCGATGTCCGGGTCGAGATAGATGCTCAGCGGATCGGCGACGCGCTGGATCTTGATGTCCTGGTCGAAGCTGTCGTGATCGACGTACTCGGTCAGGATGCGCCAGTAGCCCCAGCCGCCGTAGATCTGATGGCGGGACGCGGCCTCGTAGGCCTCGACGGCGTTCGAGCGGTACTCGATGTGCCTGACGACGCCCTCAAAGATCTTAGCTGCGTCATAGGTCGCACCGTCACCGGTCGGGCGGATCTCGATGCCGGCCTTGTTCTGGCGGGCATCGTTGAGGATCTGAAGGTTGTGCTGACGGGTCTTATTGATCGTCAGGCACGGGCGAGCGCCGTTCGGGTCCTGCTGCCGCGCAACGACCTGCTGCGTGTCCCACTGATACTGGTTGTCGCTGTCGCCCTCGGCGAACTTCTGATCGTCGTTCCAGCGCTGGCGGGCTTGGCCCTCCCAATCCTGGCAGGCCTTGAACCGCTGCTGCGCCTCGCGGACGATCTCACGCTCTTCGGCTGTTTCGCGCTTCACGTCTCAGCCCATCCAACTCGTCGGTGACGGCGCGAAGCCCGGGCGCGTAGCCGGCTTCGGCGTCTTCTTCGGCTCAGGCTTAGCGATGGCCGGGAACAGATCGGTCAGCGCCCAGATCGCGGCGTCTGCCCGATCGGGAGAGCGCTCGCCGATGTACCCGGTCGTCGTGAACTGGCACATCTGGTCCTCAAGGTCGGCCAGATCGCCGTAATGCTTGACCCGGCGCTGCTCGTAGAGCGCCGCGATCGGCTCGGCCCGAACACTCTTGCCGCGCGACGCCGTTACCTCGCGATACGCGACACCCGAGCCCGCTGCCTTGATGACGTGCTCCACCATGGCGCCGCCGTAGTTGCGCTCTGCAACGATCCGGGACGCCTCGAACTCGTGGTAGGCCGCCACAGCCCGCCGCCCCCACACGCTCGGAGACGCCGAAATGGTGCGGTCAGCGATCACGTAGCCGAGGCCATCGACGCCGAGCCCCGCAACCACGATGCCGACCATATCGCCGCCGTCCTCACCGGAAGTGCCGGACGGATCAACCGCGACCACGATGCGCTGCATCTCCGGCAGTTCACGCGCCCGGGCGTCATCAAGCATGGCGCGGGTCCAGAGAGCGCCGGGCGCGTCGTCAAGCACCTCGGCGTCAAGCTCTTGACGACCAAGCCGCGTGCCCGAATAGCGCTCCTTCAGTCGCGCCAGAAACTGCTCCGGCAAATTGGCCGCGTTGTCGAACGTGCTGCCACGAGTGACGACCGTGCCCGCGTCCGCCAGGATCTCCCGAATGACCGGGATCGGCCGCGGCGTCGTCGTCACAAAGACGCGCGGATCGTCGCCGCTGCGCATCGTGAACTGCAGCATGTCCCAGGTCTCGCGAGCGTAGCGGTACTTCGCCAACTCATCGACCCAAGCGGTATCGAACTCGGGACCGCGAAGCTGGTTCGGTTCGGTCCCATTGTAGCCAAGGGCAACAGCGCCGTTCGGCCAGACCATGCGAACCGGCTTGAAGCGCACGCTCGGGGCTTCGTCCGGCGGGTGGATCGCAATGATGCGAGCCACCATCACCTCTTCAAGATCCTTCTGCGTCTCGGCAACGAGTGCGATGCTGCGCGCCCCGCCCTTCACCCGCTCCCGGATCCACTGCGCCCCCGCCTCGGTCTTGCCGAAGCCGCGGCCGGCGAGCGCGAGCCAGGTTTGCCACTCTCCATCCGGCGCAATCTGATTGGGCCGAGCCCAGAAACGCCAATCCCAGAGGAGTTCGCGAGACTGCTCCTCAGTGAGGCTTTCCAGCAGGGATTGACGCTCCGTCGGATCCAGTGAGGCGAGCGAGCTTGCTAGCGAGGAGTTCACGGGCTGTCGTCTGCTCGGTCTGGATGGGGCCGCCGTTCGGACCGGAGTGCTCGATCTTGTCCTTGAACATGCCGAGTTCCTTGCCCAGCAGTTCGAGGGCGCGGTTGCTCGGTCCGTAATCCTCGGTCAGAGCCGCCTTCAAGGCGTTCTCTTGCAGGCGGGCCATCACCCATTCGCGGTCGATCGCAAGGGCCTCAGCGGCTGCCTGAGTGGCCGCTCGCTCCATTTCTGCGGTCGCGGACTGGATCTCAGCGACGCGCGCTTGAATGCTCTTGTCCTGCGCTAGCGCGCTAGCGTTCCCCCTATGGGCGCTATAGCCAGCCGCGGCATGCGCCTCAAATTGCGATTTGCCCTTAGCGAGTTCCTGCGCGAATAATTCGTGCCGGCTATTTGTCAGGGCGGAAGGCATGGGGTGTCAGCGGTTCACGGAGTAGACGGCGACGGGGATGGAATAGGTCGTTGCGACCGAGAGCACGGGCACGTTGACGACCGCCTTGAAGGTGTTGGCCGCGGTCGGGAGCGCGTGGTGGATCGCATAGCCAACAGGGAATGTGCTTGGGCTGGTCGGATAGACCTCAAGCACGTCGGTCGCGAGCACGCCCGCGCAAGTCACGCCCGAAACAGTGCGGATGCCAGCGGCAACGGTGATGATAGAGGCTTCCCCTATCGTGGCGTTGCAGACGAACTGACTGGCCTTGGGGCCAGCAGGCCCCGTGGCGCCTTGCGCGCCGGCCGCTCCCTGGAGACCAGCGGCCCCCGCCGGGCCGGTAGCGCCTTGCGGCCCGGCTACGCCCTGAGGGCCAGCCGCTCCCGCCGCTCCTGCGGGTCCAATTGCACCGGTGGCGCCGGCGGGCCCCACATCACCCTTCGGCCCGGCCGCGCCTTGTCCGCCAGCCGGACCAGTTGCTCCCACCGCGCCGGCAGATCCTGTGTCTCCCTTCGGGCCCTGTACGCCTTGAGCCCCTTGGGCACCTGCTGCACCTTGCGCACCAGTGTCTCCTTTCGGCCCCGGCGGGCCCATCTCGCCCTGAGGCCCAACACCAGGGCTGCCGATGCGGGCGGCCTGAGCGCTCACAGCAACGGCGGCGAGGCACCCGGCGAGGATGACGGCGCGCATTAGCTACCGGTCCCGTACAGCAGTTCAGGCGCACACGGCTTCGACGGCGGAGACATCGCCATGATCGAGACGAAGCTCGGGCTGCTGGTCCCGATCACCTCGACGGTGCGCGCGAGGTAGAGAATGCCGGTCGTCGCCGTAACCGTTTCCGTCAGGCTACCGACCCGCTTAATGCGCACGTCCACATCGCACGGGTTCGCGAAGCGGTAGGTGGTGGCGTTGGCCGGCTTGTTGATCACGAACTGCTTGGGCGCCGTAGTGACGCCATCGAAGATGATCGGATCAGGGACGACGCGGGCAAACGGCATCGGCTGCGGCGCCATCGGTGCCGGAGGCGGGCTGCTCTGCCCGAGAGCCGGGGAGACGATCAAACATGCAAGGAGCGAGAGGGCGCGAAGCATGTCGGCCTCACTGAGCGACCGGCGTATCGTCGGAGAGCCGCCTCCAACTTCCGTTGGAGAAATACGCGAGCACACCCGTTCCACTGCCAGAGGCCTCGCCAACCTTGCGAGCGTTGGCGACGTGGATCAGCCCGCCGAACGTGCCGGCCGGGAGCGTCGATACGATGAATGTCGGGAGCGCGATTGCGGCGTTGAACGTGGCTCCGGCGAACGTCGGCGCGTTGGCGGTGCCGAGGCCGAGCGCTGTCGCTCCTTGTGCCGCCGTGCCGGTGAGGACGGAGCGGCCCGACGCCGTAGACCCGATGATCTGGATCGGGGCAATGCTCGGCGGCGGGCGAAGCTCCTGCGCGGAGGCGGCCCACGGCAGCAACGCGCCGAGAAGAGCGAGGACGCGGAGGCGCATCACTGGCCCTGCACGAACACGAGAGTTGCCGCGGCCGGACAGGCGGCGTAATAGGCGCCGACGTGCGCAGGGGTCTCGTTGAGTGAGCCGCCCTGGGTTACCGCGCCGCCAGCCGGACCGTCGATCCCGATCGCGTTGCCTGGGGCAACGCTCGCACTGTAGCCGACATCGCATGTGACGGAGGCGGTACGAACCGTCGCCAGCACCGTTTTGCGGTTCGCATTGGCCGCGGAGACGAGACACGCCGTATTGGCGGCGCATGCTGTCGTGGTTTGGGCGCCGGCCTCATTGGTGCAGACGATGTTGCCGCCTGATGCGTAGGCCGGGAGGGTACAGGTCAAGCGAGTACGGGTGACGCCGGAGGGCGTGGTCGGCACGCCACCGCCGCCAGAGCCACCGACTTGCAGCGGGTTCGACGCAGTTCCGACCGGGTTCCCGCGGATATCGTACAGCGTGGTCGCGACACCGGCGCCTTGCTGTTGAGCCCATGCGGGAGAGGCCGCCAGGAGGGCGGTGAGGGCGAGGATGGTGCGGAGCATGCTTGAGCCTGCGTTCGGCCGCTGGCGGGGCTGTAATGGGATCTGAGGGGGCTATCGGCCTCACCACTCATCGCGGGCGAAGAAGGCGACCGACAAGCCCAGGACGACGATCATAACGAGGACGCCGAGGGTGTAGAGCGTGGGCATCAGTCTCTCGCTATCGACGCTGCCAGCGCCAGACCTCGATCCCCAGCTTCGCGCCGGCCAGGAGGGTAGCGAAGCCGATGATTGCGAGAGGGTAGAGGATCAGGGTGGGCGTGGGGCTGTTGGTGTCAGGCCGCCGCGCCCTCGTCCTCGCGCTTGGCGTGGGTGCCCTCGACGCCCTTCGCCATCCGATCGCGAGTGCGGGCGAGCAGCCAGTGCTGAGCCTCTTCGATCTTGGTCAGGGCCAGCGCGTTCTCTCGGCAGGCATACGGGCCGCGCTGGAACGAGCGCAGGCGGTCGATGACGATGGCGAGAAGCACTTCCTGCGTGACGCCGTTGACGCCAGCCTCGGCGATCGGTCCATTCTGAAAGAGGACTACGAGGGCACTACCCTCGACATGATGCGGACCAGCCGAGGCGTTGGTTGCGTAATCGAACCCCGAAACCTCGTAGAGGTGATTGGCGCCACCAGACCCCGGCTCGTCCAGCACCTCAATGACCAACCTGTCGTTCGCCGGGTTCACGCGATGGGTCGTGATCTCACGCATGGTCTCGCTCCGCGCCATCTTGGCTTTGGATGTGAGGGAAAAGCGTATCAGGGCGGCTCCGGAGCCGGATGTGAACCATTCGGAATTTCCGAACGGTTCGAAGGCCAAGTGGTCAGGAACGTGTACGGGCTCCCGTACACCAAGGCCCTCGCCGCCTGAACTTTACTCGTCCACCTGAATGAACACGCCAGGGCGCGGGCGAACGACGCGGCCCATCAGAGCCTCAACGTAGAACTTCTCGCAATGCCACTTGGCGAGGCGAACGAAAAGGAAATGCGGGAGAAGAACCGTCCACGCCCGCATCAGAAACACTCCCCAGCCACTTCAACATATCTCGCGTTGCGCGTGGACCGGCAGGGCCGGCGGGTCGAGGCGATAAGGCCTTGTGGGCCTTCGGGGGACCTAGCCTCGAAACTTGGATGCGGGACCGGACCGGCACCGCTGCCATCCAATCCCGCATGGTGAGGGCCCCGCCGGCGGGGAACCTCAACCTCTGAAACACTCCCCATCCCCTTGCGCCCGCTGCGCGTGGACCACCTTGCGGTGGCGGGTGAGGCTATTGGGCTGTGAAGCCCTCAGGGGATCGAGTCTCAATCTCTTTGCCCCGGCGCGTCGTCGCTGCTCGGGGCGAATTCTAGTGGCTTCTCCCCTGTCGCGGCGGAACGGTATTAACCGCCGCCAGGGAGCCGCCCGGAGATGCACACGCGAACGTGGATCACACGCGAACAGCCAATCCGCGTCAACAACTAGCAGGCCGCGGATTGGTTCGCAAGTCCCGGATCATCCGCCGAACAGAAATCCATGCGTTGTCCCTCAAAAATGCGAGCCGCGCCCGCAGGGAACGTGCAGATGGGCTCTCCGCCGGCATAGAGGACGGCTACCAGATCCTTGCCGACGCGATCCGAGAACCCTTGCAGGTCTTGGGCCTTAAGAGGGCCGAGCACGTCATAGAAGGGGCGCTCTGTCTCTCCGAGAACGCGGCTAGAGTACACCTCGCCGGTGCGGTCGTTAACGAACTCCTGGCGATCTGGCGTTGCCATGAACCGATGGTGGTAGCCCCATAGCAGTTGCTTGCCGTCCACCTCCTTGCCGGTCGTAGGGTCTTCGCGCCTCTTGACGCCCACGAACAACGAGCCAGGCGCCGCATGCTGCCGAAGCTCCAGGGTTGAGGCCTTCTTACCGATCACCTCCACCTCTGCCGGCGAGCACGTCGCGAACCCAGCGGCCTCTAGCCCCTCGCGAACCTTCTTCTCCCGCTTCGGATCAATGCGGACCACGTACCAGCGGAGATCGGTCGGCACCTCCACGCGGAGCCTTTCCAGGCGCACGAAGTGGCTCGGCGTCAGCTTGGCGTCGTACAGCTTCTCGCGCTTGAGCTTGGTCGCGGAACGGGTGCGGCGGCGGGCCATGTCTTGCTCCTGATGCGCTACGCGGGAGGGGAGGGGCCGGGGGAGATCCCGACCCGCTCGGAATGTCAGCCATCGTCGGTCGCGTTGAGAGCGAACCTTGCTTTCATCTGCTTGCATGCCTCTGCAATGGGCATTAGCTCGACGCGATGGCCTTTTCGGATCGCATCGGAGCAAAACTTCGCGGTCATTCGTCATTCGAGGTTGATGGACGAGAGGCGGGCTTGAAGCCCGCTTCGTCGTTCGGGGTTGATGGCCGTCCAAACAACAGACAGGTAACCGCGTGAGGCGGCTCGGCTGGTAGCTCGTCAGGCGGGATGAACGCTTTCAGCCTGTTGAGGTCGGCCACCAAGTCATTCCAATCATCGCGGCTGACGGTGAGCGGAAGCCAATCGTGATAAGCCGTGTTGTCCACGAGCGCCCAAGCCGAGCGCACGACCGCAAGCACGGCAGCGTAACCTTCAGGATTATGTTTCATTTGCCGCGGGCCTCCTCCAGAGTGATGCGCCAGTTGGGATCTATGGCGTTGCGCAGGCGGTTCGCTTGCTCGTCGTGCTCCAGCATCTGATATGTATCGTGAACATCGGCGTGCTTCGCGTGCCACGCAATCGCACCCTCGACGGCTGTTCGGAGCCGCGCGTTCTCCTCGCTCAACGCAATCTCGCGCTGTTCTTCGGTGCGCGCGCGATCCAGGCGCTCGATCTCGGCAACGATCAGGGCGCCAGCTTTCACAAGGTCGCGGCGATGATCAGTGGGCTTCCACCATGACCAGTTCCACGGCCACCAGCGATGCACCAATTCCTGCGCTCGCGCGCGGGACTGGCTTCCCCGCGGCTCAAGCACAACCCAGAGGGCGTAGCAGGCGGCGGAGGCGGCCATTTCACCTCTCGTGTGCTTGTCGTCATGGTCAGCCGTCCAACCTTCCTCCTCAACCTGTCGGCGGCGCTCAACCGCAATGTCTTCGAGTGCTTTGCTCATCGCGCTCTCCAATTTGATATCTCTTTCTCTTTTAGATGATATCTGATACAGGTCAAGGGCAATCCGCGTTGGAGATATCGTTTATGGCGGCCGAGATGACGACAGTGTACGTGATGGGCAGTCCGCGAGGTCCAGTGAAGATCGGCATCGCGAGGAACCCGCGACGGCGGCACCAAGCCATTCAGACGGGGAGCGCCAAGCCCGTGCGCCTCCTCTACTCTCGCGAGATACCGGCGGCACTGGCACCGAGCGTCGAAGGCCATGCGCACTGGCGGGTTCGCGAGCATCGGTTGAGCGGCGAGTGGTTTGATATCACCTATAGGGTTGCAAAGGAGGCGGTTGATATCGCAGTAGAGCTTGGCGGCGCTGGGCCGCAGGTGGCATCAACCGTGGGCCGGAAGCGTATCAACGACGAGCAGATGCCGGGGCGCTTCCCAGCCGGGACGTTCGCCCGGATGGATGCTGTGCTGAACCCGGGGGAGAAACGCTCCGACCTGCTGCGAGAGGCCGTGGAGAAGGAACTAAAGCGTCGCGAGCGGCAGAAGCCGGGCAGGGCTGCCGAGGGCGGCGAATGACAGACCTGCTGCGCCTCAGTCGTCTGGCGTTCGTGGATAGTTACGACGAAGATGGAACGCTCATTGTTCAAGCGAAGAGTATCCGCCATCACGAGCCTTACGGCTGCTGCCCGCTCTTCAGCTTCAGCAAGATGGGGACGAAGACGGTTCGCTATCGCGACCACGCTATCCAGGGGCAGCCGACGTGGCTGGAGATCAAGCGGCAGCGCTTTCGGTGTAACGCGTGCGGCAAAGTCGGATACGAAGTCCTGCCGGACATTGACACCGAGCGGCGGATCACGAAGCGCTTCCGGGAGCACCTTCAGCGGGAGGCGATCAAGTACCCATTCACGATGGCCGCCGAGATCAACGGCGTTCATGAGACGCTGATCCGGCGCATCTTCGACGAGCACGCTAAGCGGGTGATGCGGAAGTACAACGTGGTGCTTCCGCGAGTGCTCGGCATGGACGAGATCTACATCATGAAGCGCCCCCGCTTCGTGATCGGTGACGTTGAGAATAGCCTCATGCTCGACATGCAGGAGAGCAGGAAGCAGACGAACCTCAACGACTACTTCGAGTTCATCGGAGGCGGCGATAAGGTCGAAGTGGTCTGCCAGGACATGTGGAGCACCTACAGGAGTGTGACCCGCAAGCAATTCCCCAACGCTGTCACCGTCATCGATAAGTACCACGTCCAGCGGACCGCTAACGCCGCCGTCGAGTTGGTTCGCAAGGCCCACTTCATCCGGATCAGCAACCAGGATCGCATCAGGCTCAAGCGCAAGAAGGGCCTTCTCCTCGCCCGCTGGGATAAGGCGAGCGACAAGCTGAAGGACGATCTTGAGAAGCTGTTCGTCGAGTTTCCGAACCTCCGCGCGGTCTATGAGTGGAAGGAGCGGTTTTACGACATCTACGAGTGCGAGACCCGAGCCGCAGCCGAGAAGGCGATGACGGAATGGATGCTGAACCTGCCGCCCGAATTCGAGCGGCCCTTCAAACAGTCGCGAGATGCCGTCAAGAACTGGCGTCCTCACATCCTCCGCTATTTCGAGCATCGGTACACCTCAGCGTATATCGAACGGCTGAACGGGCTGATCCGGAAGATGAACGTCCAGGGAGCGGGCTATGACTTCAGCACCCTGCGCGCCAAGGCGCTCTTGAAGCACGGCCGGGTGGATCGCGAGGTGGAGGGCCAGAAGCTCACCAACCGCCTCGCGCGCACCCTTCCGGCTGGGCCCAGACTGGTGCCGATCTACGGCCCCTGGCGGTACTACGGGATGCCGCTATCAACCCTGGAGGCCGATTTGGAGGCGGGGCTACTGTGAGCCCCTATCAACCCCGAATGACGAAGAACCAACTTCGCCACGTCTCGATCCCAAGACGCGCGAGCCTTCGCGGTCACAGCAAAAGGCGGATCCTTGAGCGTGACGGCGTAGACACCGCGCTCGTCAATGGCGGCGTAATCCTGGCGGTCATCCATCACGCGGCCCTCAAAACGCGATTGCGGGTCCGGCCGAGGCCAATGCCCTTCGCAATCTCAGACCGCGCCGCTCGGTACGCTTCCGCGACCATCGGATATTCATGCGGCAAGCCGTATTTCTGCCGGTAGCTCTCGGGAGTGTGGCCGTTCTTGCCGAGGTGACGCTTGAGGGTCTTATACCGCTTCCCGTCGATGAAGCTGATGAGGTGGTCGGGGGTGATGCTCTTGCGGATCTGGGCGGCGGAGACGGTATGATCCTCCGCAGGCTCAGCCACCGGCTTGCCCAGACCCGACAGAGCCTGATGCACGCTGGCGATGAGGCTGGGCACCTCGCCAGGCTGTAGGGCGTTGTTCGCCACGTAGGCGGAGACAACCTCTGCGGTGAGGGAGATGAGGTCGGTGGGCTTGGTCTCGGTCGTCATGGTGTTTCTCCTGGGGTGAAGGGTTTATGTCTCAGGCTAGAAAGAAAGAGCGGCGTCCATGCGCGCCTTAGTCTCCGGCCATTCCTCGTCCTGCGTAAAGTTCGGCGACCAGTTGCTGATCCACTCGCGAACCTCCGTGAGAGAAGCACGTAGTTGACGCTCTTCCTGGCAGAGGAGATGGTACGCAAGGTCAGCTTCTGCCTGTCTTGCACTGGCGCTCATTAAGGCCGATAGCCGCCCTAAACCGGCGTGGCTCAATGAGTTGCCGAATGACCCGACCAAAGGCTCTTCGAGCCGGCTCATCAGATCAGATAGCCATTTCATTACCTCGCGGCAGTGAGCTTCGTCCTGCCGCTCCATGCTGGCCGCGAAGTGCGCTTCCATCTCGGCGTGATGATCGGGACCAGTCATCGTTTCCTCCTCAGCGCCGGAAACCCGCAAGGGCCTCCGAAACACGGCCGATGTTCACGCCGTGCATCGTGGCGATCACAGAATAGGGCTGGCTCGGGTTGGCCTTGGCGTAATCCTGGATCTTCGCCACAAGCTCAGGGGTCATCTTCGCTGAGACAGGATCAGCCCTGCGGACAGGACGACGGCGGCGGAGGTGATCCGCCAGGGCAGCCAGTTCATCGTTCCCTGTCTCGCTGGACAGGAGGCGGAGACGGTCAGCGACATCGGGGACGCGCATCGTCAGGCCTCCTGAGGCTGGCGGATGCCGCGCTCGGCGGCATACCGGCGGTTGCTCTCACGGAGAGCCGTGGAGATCGTCAGGCCATCGGCCGCAACGGGAAGGGTCTCACCGGCCGCGGCAAGCCGAGCATGCTCCTTCAGCTTCTCGCGGTCGTTGGTCTCGCGGAGGCCGGCGGCCTGGAGGTTCTTCGGGGCGTCAGTGCCGTTCGTGCTTAGGATCTCGCGCTTGATTTTCTCCCAATGCGCGAGAGCAGCAGCGCGCTCGTCCTCAGACGCCTCGGTATCTACGATCGTCGCATCGAGCACCTTCGACAGCTTGACGATTTCCTCTTCGACCGAAAGCATGCAGTGCTTCGCCTCGCCGCGGATCTGCGGGGGTGTCGGGGCGCGATCATGGCTCCACAAAACCTTGACCCGACCCTTGATGAAGTTGCCGGCGGCCTGCTGCACCGCCCAAACCGGCACGTCATCCAAAGCCCGCGCCGTGAGGTTCAACAGGGCTTCCGCCGACGCCCGATCAGCCCCGTAGGTGGGGAAGGCGCCAAGGAGCGCCGCTATCACCGGCCGCATGACGCGCGGATCGCCGGGCGCCAAGCTATCGCGAAGATCCTGCCGGCGGGCCTCCATCACCTCGCGCTCGGCATCGCCCGGTGCCGCGCGGGCGCTGAGCAACATGTGGCCGCGATGGTCCACGTTCTCTTCAAGCCGGTTAGTAAACCGTGCTACAAGGTCAAGAAGCTGCCGACTGGCGGCCTCCGGCGATGAGGAGAGGGACGAACCGTTCTTGAGTTGCAGGTTGCTCATGTAACGCCCTCAATCCTTCTTCGGCCATTGCGAAAAATTCATTCGAGTTGCCGCGCCGCGGACTTGCCCGGGCAGGCTGTCGGTCTTCACGCTCGCTCAGCAGGTGGGTCACGTATGGGATCGGATTTTCCGTTCCGATCTCGACAGCTTCGTTGATCGCCCAGAGAACTCGACCGGGGTCCTGCCGGGTGAGTCGAAGCCACCAGCCAATCTGCCGCCGGGCCCCCTTCTCGTCGGCGCCCATGCCGACGAGGGCGGCGAGGCCATCCATCCAAAGCTGATCGGTCAGCGACAAGGCCGGCACGGCGGCCGGCGCAGCCGGATCGCCCGATGCGTTAGCATCGGAACGTGTCACTGATGGTTCTACTGGTGGTTCAAACGTAGTGAGGTGTGCAGGCTTTGCACCTTTGCCCTCACCTGATTTGCACGTTTGGTCGACAGATTTTGCATCTTTGGTCAAACGTGCAGATTTTGCATCTTTGGTCGATTGAGGCAGATTTTGCGCGTTTGGGCCGCCCAAAGACAGGTGAATGATGTCTGTGCCGCGCGAACCGCCCGGGCGCCACCGCGCCTCGCGACGGATCATGCCGGCCTTCTCTAGTTCGGCCAGCGCCGTGACCACGCTCCGAACCGATAGGCACGCCTTCTCAGCAATGACCTTCTGCGAAGGCCAAGAGCGCGCTTGTTCGTCGGCGAAGTTGGCGAGAAGGAGCAGAACCAGCTTTTGGCTCGAACTCTCCGTCTGGACGTTGAGCGCCCAGTTCAGCGCGGCGATGCTCATGACCGCACCCACTGATCCGGAGTGCGAGCCTTCTTGGCGATATTGCACGGGCCGCAGGAGGTAGCGAGGTTGTCTAGGTCGTTAGTGCCGCCCTTGGCCCACGGCTGAACATGATCGCAGTGTGGCGCATCAGGGCGCGTCCCGCAGTAGCGGCACACGCCACCATCGCGCGCAAAGACCTGTTTGCGCAGCCTGTTCCAAGCCGACTGTTTGAGCCCGTATTTGAGGCTTGGGTGCGTGTTAGGCTCCTCAGGGCACGAGCAGACGATGTACGGCCGACCTTTGCGGTCAAGTCGTTCGCCGCCACCGCACGCGCAACTCGCACTATCCTTCATGCAGCCACGCTCCTCCGCTCAGACTGAAAATTATACGCGGCAAGTATTGCCACAAGCCTAATTTGACCGTATGCAGCGGTGATATGCGCGCGAATGCGGTCGATTATCTCTCCTTGACCATTCATGCTGCCGAGCCTTTGCGCTCAATGCCGTCGCTCTTGCGTGCGTAGGCGGTCAGGATCTTGGACTGAGCGCGAGGCGGCAGCGCCTCAAGCAGGCTCAAGCAGCGCTCCCGGCGCTCCCGGTTGAAGGGATCGCCGAGGGCTACGGCGGCCGGATACAGCGCATCCCACAGGTCTGGGTTTGCCTTCCAGGCTGTCTCCATGGCCTGCGTCAGGCGGACGGCATCGCCGCCCATCTTGAAGATGCCAAGGCCGGCGCCTCGAAAGATAGGCATTAAGCGGAATGACGCGGCCGGCGACATTTGATCAGGCCTGCGCGGCAACGTAGGTCTGAGCGTCGCTCGCCCCGAACAGCCCGTCGTCAGCCGGCACGATCAAGCCGAGAGCGATGGCTTCGCGAGCGCTGGCCGGGCCGCAATTCTTGCCCGACGGCTCGAACCACCATAAGCGCACATCATCGATATCGCCGATGGCGCGGGGCTTGAATTGGCAGTGTAGGCGCTCGCCGCGCTTGCAAGCCTCAGCGACCTGGAGCACACGCTTCGGCGGCAGTTTCGGCTTCTTTTCCTTCGGCATGGCTACACGAGTCCTTTGCAGGGGCGGAGGAGGCCGCGGTCCAGAAGCAGCCGATGGGCGCTATCCACGCTGTCGCGCAGCTCCCAGGTGCCGCCGGCACGGGCTACACGATCGGCGAAGGCTTCCTGATCCTCAGAGGCGGTCCCACGGCGGCGCTTCAGCTCAAGAGCCAGCGTCTCGCCGCGGTGAAGGATGATGAGGTCTGAGGCCCCCGGAAGGGCGCCCAGACGCTCCATGCGCTGCCAAGCACGAGCCATCTGCTCCCGGCTGGCACCAGGCGCCCAGAAGCCGTTCGGGACGTGAAAGAACAGCACGTCGGGCAGGGCGAGCGTCTGAAGCGTGCCGAGCACCGTGCGGTGAACCACGTCCTCTTTCGGCTCGGGAATAGCCTGGACCGAGGCGCGCTTCGTGAAGAGGTCGATCTGGGCCGGGCGGCGGGTCATGCGCGGGCCTCGCGCAGGTAGACCTCAACCGCTCGGAAGATCAGGCTCTCCGGGGACAGGCCCATGTCACGCGCCGCGGCACACAGGTCGGCGTCGAGTTCTGCGCCGAGGGCTACGTCGCGAACACCAGTCGCCACGTCGATTGACCGGCAGCGGTTGGGATCGCGGCGGATGTGGCCCCGAGCCTCAAGCTGCTTGACGAGGCGGTGGACGCCACTCTTGCTGCCGAGGCCGAGGGCGGCCCCGATCTCAAGATAGGTCGGCGAGTAGCCGCGAGCGTTGGTGTAGTCGTTGAGGTAGGTCAGCGCATCGCGCTGGCGGGGGGTGAGGCCGAGACCGCTATTCATCGCCGGACCTCACCCACCATTTCAGCCACCAAGGCAGAGGACGGCTGGCGTCGCGGAGCGCGTTTGCTCGCCGGAATGTTTGCCGTGCGAGAAGCGCTCTGAGGTACCGCATCTGAATTCCTCCCGAGCGACAAGAAGCGCTCACGCTCTGCTTGCGCTTCGGCTTCCATCCGTGCGCAGGCGGCGTCGTATGCTGCCATCATGTTGAGGTAGACGTGGGCCGGGAACGCGACCGGCTGATTGCCAAGCGCTTTTCTGATCCACGAAGCGGAGGCCTTCAGCTCTCGCGCCACGATGTCATAGGCAGCCATCTTCGAGCCGGTGGCACGCTCGGCGCGCTGCACGAGACCGCGGAGGACAGGCTTTGCGTCGTCTAAGGCTTGCGTGGCATTCATTGTCCGTTTCCGGCCAAGGGTTTTCCACATCCGATCCGGCTCCCGTGGTGATGTTTATCCACGGAAGGAGGGGCACACTGATGCGCAGGACTGGAGGACTTGCGGTGTCCCGCGGATATGAAGTCGATGATGCCCGACCAGAGCTTGCGAGGCCGAAGGGTCGGGTTTTGTTCACCGCCAACGGCTCCGGTCTTGCAGGACCGGGAGCCGCTGACGTTGGACGGGGACGCGTGACTTTCATCCGTCCGAACGATCACCTCCGCCCCTTGCTCAAGGGACGAGAGGACATCCAAGATTTCTGGGTAGGCCGAGAGGCGAACGACAACCGCATGAGCGTCAGCCAGAAGCTGCGCGTGCTCGGAATGGTCGTTTATCGAGCCGGACAGACCCTCGTAGCTGTCAGCCTGAGGCAGTTCGATCGAAAGCCGAGCCGCTAGGATCTCCGTTCCGCGGGCAACGCGCCCTGCGTCGCTTGCCGCGCGCTCTAGACGGCGAGCGAGATGCAGAAGACCGGCGGCATGACCCGCAGGATCGTCACCCAGCCGTCGTGCGTGCAGACCTGACACCGGCCGTCCGACAGCAGTATCCGATAGCGAGGCTTGCGCATGAACTGTCTCCGCGATGGCAGAGGGGTGACGCCCGGGAGCCGACAGGTCGGAAGGCTCACCGGGCGCATCGTCGCCGGAATGGCGAACGATCTCGGAAGAGAGGGTGCGCCCGGCCGGACGCTCAGAACGAGGGGGGCTTGCCGGAGGGCGGCCGGGCGCGTTCCGATCGGCGGCAGGGTTGCTGGACTGCCGATCGAAAGGGGAATAGCGGAAGGCTTGCGGGGCCATGTCTCACGCCTCCGAAGAGGCGTGGCGGGCACGGGAGGCACGGGCCGCCGCCCGCTGCTGCTGGCGCGCGTGGTGCGAGCGGATAGCCAGGACGAGAGCCTTGACGCCTACGCCCGTCTCGCTCGCAGCTTCGTCCAGGGTCATGCCGGCGTAGTGAAGGAAAGCAGCCCTACGCAGGGGATCGCACATGAAGCCGACGGAATGAGGCCCCTTCAGACCAGGCGCTCTCAGGGCAATGACCCCTTCACTGACGCCGTGCTTGCGGGCGACGGCATAGCGAGATCCAAGCACCTCGAAATCAGCGCGGATCTGGGCGAAGGACAGGCGATATCCCATCGCTCACAGCCCCCGCGTCATGGCGGCAGCGAGCCGGCGGTCAACGATCTCGGGGCGAAGATGGATGTAGCCGCCACGGGCAGCGGCCTCGCCGCTCGCCTCGGGGTCGTTGGCATACGAGCCGGCAATCAGCGCCTCGCCGAGCCTACGGGCATCCTCGCGGCTCAGGACCATCACGGCGACATCGGGGGCGCCGCTCTCGATCTCTATCGACCGAGACCCATCGGGACGCTCTTGATGGCGGAGCATGGCGACAATGCCGCCAGCAGCCGACCGCTGCGAGAACACATCAGCCATAGCTCAGCGCTCCGTGAGGATGTGGATGGGGCCGTTGAGGGTGTTCGACAGCCTGACTGTCGGGGCCGGAGAGATGGCCCAAGACGCCAGGGCGACCGCGGCGGCGAGAAGCCAACCGGAGAGAAGGAAGGGGGCGCGGAAGCTCATGCTGCAGCTCCGCTTATGGCTGACGGCTCAAGCAAGATGAGCGAACGAGCGAGTTTGGGCTCGTACGAAACAAGCTTACGGCCGACCAAGGCGGCGATAATTCGATGAACTCCACTTTTACTGGCGTAGCCAAGACCTATTCGCATCTCATCGAAAGTAGGCGAGCAGCCGTTCTTAAGTATGTAGTCCTTGGCAAAATTGAGCAGTTCATGTTGTCTCAGGGTGGGCGGAATTCGCCTGTAAGGACCGCGAGAAGTATTGCTGCGCGGCTTGAGACCCGCTTCAAGCTGCGGATCGAGACGAGCATAGGCGCCAATCTGACGACGCCGAGATCTGAGAGACAATCGGTTCTCAAAGCTCAGTTCAGACCATTCAGGAATGTCCGGTATATTATGGCTGCGCCGCTCGTTCACAAATTGAGCAAAATCACCCTCAAGGCGAAACCATTCGCCGTGGCTACGAAAAGTCGCAAAGCGGGCGTGCAGATCTGCCTCATCATCAGAGGTGCCAGACCAGACGGCAATCAGACGGACCAGGATTGGACTATGTGTGCGAGTGGCTGTGAACCGATCCATGACCTTTTGAGCCACGCCGACCTTCACAAGACCGTTCTGCGCTTCGATGAGATAGATGAAGGTCATGATGCCCTCCGCTCTATTGCCGACTTTCCAATAAGCGTGGGCATTACCGGAGCAAAGTCCGCAGCCCCCAGCGCAATTCCATTTTCAATCGCGTGCTTGAGCAGCTTGTGGACATGCCAGTGAGGGATCACGCCACCAGTGCCTCCCTTCATCCGAGGGCGCATCCAGTTGGAGACGCGCGTCCGGTGTACGCCAGCGATCGCGGCGACTGCCGAAACGCCTCCGAGCGATCTGATGATTGAAGCGGCGGGTTCCATGCAGGCCAATGTAGCGATATGCGCTACAAGCGCAAGCCCCCTCGTAGCGAAATTGCAAACCGACAGGCCGAAAGGCCTGCGCTACGCCGATGCCATGCTTGAATTCTGGGTCATACAGGCGCTCGCGCACGCGGACATCTCACAGGCGGAGCTTGGGAGGCGTTTGACGAACCGGCTTGGGCGAAACATCGACCGCGCTGCTGTCAATAAAATGACAACAGGCAAGCGGGCCGTGGCTGGCGACGAACTTGTTGCCATAGAGGATATAACTAAGTTCCCGGCTCCAACTGGGGCTTCATCGAAGCTGACCCTTGTGCCTCAGATGTCATGGGTTAGCGCGGGGTCTATGAGCGCCCAGGATCCTGTCAAACTTGAGGATGCGATCACCTTTCTTGGCTTCCCAGATCTCCCACCTGGGGATTGGATAGCACTTGAGGTTCAGGGCGACAGTATGGATAGAGTGTCGCCTCCTGGATCTGTAATTATATTAAATAGGAAAGATACCCGACTGGTTGCCGATAAATTCTATGTTTTTACAGATTTAAAAACGCACGAAACCACGTTTAAGCGCTACAAGCCCCGCCCGGATCGGTTCGTGCCACTTAGCACCAACAGCGACCATGAGCCCATATACCCGGAGGGGGAGATAGCCGTCGTTGGCCGCGTCTGGCGGACCATGCTCGACCTCAAGTAGCAAGCAGGCCCGCCACACGCAAGCTCGTAGCGTTCATCGCTACGAGCCTATTGACGATGCGTAGCGATTGGCGCTACATATTGGTCATCCACACAGGGATGGCCCAGATGCCCAACGCCCTTCTCCCCCACCACCTCGACCAGTTCGCCGCCCGCCACCAGGGCACGCGCCACATCCTCGCCACCGGCAAGCTTCCCCGCCTGGATAGCGACGAGGCTCGCGCCCGTCTGTTCGGCTGGGATCGCGAGGATATGGCCGACAAGATCATGGTCGGCTTCTCGAAGTCCGTTATTGCCGGCGTCGGCTCGATCTTCGTGGCCTCGGCGGTTCGCCTTGTGTGGGTGTTCGCGCTGTGAGCCCCGCCCAGCGCCGCAAGCGCGCCATGGCCCGCGCTCAAGTCACCGTCTCCGGCTCGCCATCTCGCGGAGACCTTCTCAACCGCCCTGGCGCCGTCCAGCGCCGTGACGCCATCCGCTGCATGCTGATGGCCGCCGACAATCGCATCGAGGCTATCCGCGTCGCCGATCGTGATCCGATCCGCGCCTGCCAGCTTCGCAAGTCCGCCCGCACCGCTCTCGCCAGTGCCGCCAAGTGCAGCGCGCTCGCCAAGAGCTACGGCCATTTCATCCCGACCGGAGCCTGACCTATGAACAACGCCGCCTCTGATTGGCTGACCGACGCCAACGGCAACCGCTGCTCTATCGCATATTTCGGCAGTCGCGAGGCTGCGCAAGCTGCCCTTGCTAGCCTTCGCGACTGCAAGAATTGCATCAACTGCTCGGACTGCTCGCGCTGCTCGGGCTGCTCGGACTGCTCGCGCTGCTCGGACTGCTCG